AATATTATAACGGATGGCCGCCACGTGTGCATAAAACCCATTATGGACTCTACTATATATTGTACTCCAGTCTCCAATTCATTTCACCAAGTTTGAGAGCTCCCGATTGGAGACACTCCCTTATTTACAATTATGCCATTATCCCTGTAGCACATTTATTTATTTTAGAATAAAGGCTAATAATTACAATTAACCACTCTAGACGCTTATTTAATCCACACATACTGTTACTCTTAATAATAATTTCCTATATCTCAATTTCTCCCTTCTATAAATAGACGTCTTGTATTCACAATATTCAGCTGTTATATCTCAATTTCTCTCTTCTTTAAATAGACGCCTTGTCTGTAATTTACTTTGTATTCAGCTGCGCAGCCATATTTTCTTATATGGATTCTCAACTAGCTCATCCTCCAAACGCCTTTAATTATATTGAGTCTCATCGAGATGAATATCAACTATCTCATGACCTAACCGAGATCATCTTACAATTTCCTTCAACGGCATCTCAATTAAGTGCAAGACTCAGTCGTAGCTGTATGAAGATCGACCATTGCGTCATAGAATACAGGCAACAAGTCCCAATCAACGCATCTGGGACTGTGATAGTGGAGATTCATGACAAGAGGATGACTGACAATGAATCCTTACAGGCAACCTGGACTTTTCCAATTAGATGTAACATAGATCTCCACTATTTTTCTTCTTCATTCTTCTCCCTCAAAGACCCAATTCCATGGAAGCTGTATTACAGAGTTTGCGACTCCAATGTTCATCAGAGGACTCACTTCGCCAAATTCAAAGGGAAACTGAAACTATCAACGGCTAAACACTCAGTGGACATCCCCTTCAAAGCTCCCACAGTTAAAATCCTGTCCAAACAATTTACGGACAAGGATATAGATTTCTCCCATGTAAGTTATGGGAAGTGGGAGAGGAAATTAGTAAGATCCGCATCCACTTCCAGATTTGGGCTTCCCGGCCCAATAGAACTCAAACCAGGAGAATCATGGGCTACAAGAAGTACCATAGGCCCATATGCAGATTCCGAAATAGATGATGGAGCCCATCCATATAGAGAGCTTAACAGATTGGGCTCAACAATGTTGGACCCGGGTGAATCTGCTTCAATAATTGGGGCCCAACGGACACAGTCCAACATAACAATGTCAATGGCCCAATTAAACGACATTGTAAGGACAACAGTCCAAGAATGTATTAATACGAACTGTATTCCTACACAACCCAAATCTTTGAAATAAATAAAATGTCTTTACTTTACTTTGTATTAAGATGCGTAGCCATGCTTTCTTAACTGTATTTCTTATTGCTTAAATTACCAGTTTCTTATATATAATTCTTGTTATGCTTACTCGCATGTAATGCAATTAAACAATATACTCTTGTTATTTAACCAACATAGTCAAGATCAAAAGATACAAATGTCGATGCCTTAGATATGATATCCGACATCCAACAATAATAAACTAACAAGGCGTTCTTGCTTATATTAGCATATACGCCGTTACATGAGTCATGATCTAGATCCCTAAACGAAGACCAACAATTAAAACGCCTGTTAGACAACGTTGTCCTTCCTTCGAGGTCGATCATCGTGGTATCCTTCTCGACAGATATCACACGTTTCAGCACGTGACGTATGTAAAAACGATCTTTCAACGAAGGAGTTATATCTAAATTGCCATGGCTGTTTATACGTGCACCGAATACTTCGTCAAATGTGTGGAGACATCCCGTTGGACTTAAATGTGGTTTACGATCAACCACGACAACCACTGAGAATACGCCTTCAATCTTTGGAGGTGCACCGACCATGTTCACGTCCGTATTAACACGTTCAATCTTCACGGTGCCTTTGAAACGTAGTCGTTGCAACTTAATATATGACCTGGATCGATTGGGCTGATTCTTACCCAGCTTAGGAAAGGTGATAAATGTTGAAATGGCTGTATTATGACCCATAACAAATTCTGGCCCAAACTGGTTTTCATGAATACGTTGTTGTGACAGCTTCCCATCATCAGTAGCCTGATTAGAATTACTTAATCGACGTTTCCCATCCGTGCGTTTAATATAATTAGAACGCTTAAACAAATAAGTGCGTCCATAACTTCGTCGTGGATTAAATGAAATCCCACGTCTATATTTAGTAGGAAACATATTGCAATATAATTTTGACATTAATCAATACGGAATTTATATATAAAATTCCTGGTTTCATAAACTAGTTATTTAGCTTCCACAGCGAAATATTATTGGTCCACGTCAAAATAATGTCATATGACGAGCCCAAATAATTCAACTTACAAATTATATCTCACGTCCGTTCGGTCAACATTTTGAACAGTAAAAATCTACAAATTAAATAGGCTCGTCAGACGCGAATTGATTGGCTGGAAAAAAGCTCCGCTTTTATTCAAATTAAAGTTATTTGTCGTGACTTCACGCGCGGACTTGAAATAAATGCGGTGAACTCAATTCGCGGATTTCAAAAATGCGCTTAATTAAAATGCGAAAAGATAAGGGACACGCGTCACAATCTGAGCAAAAGAGGGGCAACGCGGCCATCCGGT